ATCAACTTACTGTCAACTCATATAGAATTATTGAAGAGCTCGGCTTATTTGTACAACACAGAAAGAGCTATGCTTCTCAAGACACATCCGTCAATGATGACTTATGCACTACTCTCTGGCTTCTTGCCTGGTTGACAAAGCAAGATGTATTCCAAGAAGTGACTAATATCAATCTGAGGTCAATTCTAACAGAGAAGAAACAAGATTATATTGATTCCACAATGACACCATTTGGGTTCTATCAGGACAACAAACCAGATGAGTTTGATTCAATTGCGGAACGAAATAGGAAGTATCCAGAAGCAGGTCAGCAACTAACGGAAGATCAGGTCTGGCTTCTGAAATCTTAATTTTAATAAATAAAAGAGAATTAGTGTGGAACTATATTCGTTGTTTACAAGAACAAGGAGAAAATAATGGCTTTTCAGCTTTCACCAGGGGTGTTGGTCACCGAAAAAGACCTAACAAATATTGTGCCGGCAGTTGCTACCTCCACTGGTGCATTCGCTGGACATTTTTACTGGGGTCCAATGTCAGACCCACAACTTGTTACTTCAGAGCGTAGCCTTGTTGAGCTGTTTAGTACACCTACGAACGACAATAGTTCTAGTTGGTGGGCGGCCGCAAACTTTCTAGCATATAGCAATTCATTGTATGTTACTCGAGCCGTGGCTACATCTGCAACAAATGCTTCAACTTCAACCAGTGCAAGCATTATCAACAGAGATTCTTATTATGCTACATACGAATCAACTGGCATTTCCGGTCATGTGTTTACAGCAAAGTATCCAGGATCTTTAGGTAACGGGTTAATTGTATCAATCTGTGATAGTGATGGATGGACGTCATGGGCATATAAATCACTATTTGACAGTGCTCCTGGACAATCATCTGCCGCTGCTGAGTACAACGTAACCAAAGATGAGCTGCATGTTGTAGTTGTTGACGGTAAAGGCACTTTCTCTGGTCAATCAGGAACTGTTCTCGAAAAGTTTGCATTTGTATCCAAAGCATCAAATGCAAGACGTTCAGATGGATCAAACAACTTTTACAAAGATGTGATTAACACCCAATCAAAGTATATTTGGTGGACTGGTTATCCAACATCTGGTATTGATGCTAACCAAGCTTGGGGTCAAACATTCCAGCAGGTTGTAGATGCAGCCGGAGCTGATGTGTTTGCTGCTATGACATCGCCAGGTATAACCTTTACACTAGCTAACGGCAACAATGGTACTAACCCTACAGAAGGACAGATCCAAACTGCCTATGCTTTATATGCTAATACAGAGTTGTATGACATCTCATTAGTAATTACAGGTAAGGTAACAGCCGCTACAGCTAAGTATGTAATTGACAACGTCGCTGAAGTTCGTAAGGATTGTATGGTGTTTGTGTCTCCTGTAGATGCTAGCACGGGGGCTATGATTACAGGTGCTGCTATTGCAACAGATACTGTTGCCTTTAGAAATAGCGTTAACTTCAACGTCAATTCATCATATGCTGTTCTTGATTCAGGATTCAAATATCAATACGACCGCTATAATGACAAGTATCGCTGGGTTCCACTAAATGGTGATATTGCTGGTCTTTGCGCTAGAACTGATTATACAAATGATGCGTGGTGGTCTCCTGGCGGATTAAATCGCGGGCAAATCAAAAATGTCGTCAAGTTATCTTTCAATCCAAACAAAGCTGAAAGAGATACACTATACAAGGCCGGTATCAACCCTGTGGTATCATTCCCCGGTCAAGGAACAGTTCTGTTTGGTGATAAGACTCTATTAACTAAGCCTTCAGCCTTTGATCGTATTAACGTGCGCCGTCTGTTTATTGTTCTTGAAAAGGCAATAGCAACAGCAGCTAAGTTCCAGTTGTTTGAATTTAATGATGACATGACACGTGCTCAGTTTCGCTCTATGATAGAGCCATTCTTGCGCGACGTGCAAGGTCGTCGTGGTGTGGTAGACTTCCGTGTTGTATGTGATGCGACAAACAACACCGGCGAAGTAATTGATAGGAATGAGTTTGTGGCTGATATTTACATTAAGCCTGCCCGTTCTATTAACTTCATCACATTAAATTTCGTTGCTGTCCGCTCTGGAATTTCTTTCAACGAAATTGCTTAATAAATAAACGGGGATCTTTTAGATCCCCCTTTAAGGAGAAATATAGATGGCAACGATTTCAGATTTCAAATCCAGATTGGCCTTTGGTGGTGCAAGACCAAACCAATTTACAGTATCGTTAATGTTTCCAGCCTTCATTCAAAATGGTGTATTTGCATCATCACAATCCCAATTCCTTTGTAAGGCCACGTCTTTACCAGGGTCGTCAATTGAAGACATTACAATTAACTACCGAGGCCGCCCTGTGCATTTTGCAGGTGAGAGATCATTTGCTCCATGGCGTGTAACTATCTATAATGAAGCTAACTTTGGTATTAGAAATGCGTTTGAAGATTGGCATAATACAATTATCAATTATGGATCAACAAATGGCGCCACAATGCCAATCAACTATCAAGTTGATTTAAGTGTTACGCAGCTCGATAGAAACGACAACCCAACAAAGTCGTATATATTCCGTGACGCATATCCAGTTGTAATTGGTGAGATTGGACTAGATTTTGATGCAAACAATCAGATTGAAACATTTGATGTTGAGTTTGTATACAACTACTTCGAACCAGCCTAAAGATAG